AGGTAATGCAACATCTGCCACAAACATCAACCCAGTTAATGATAACTCCACAACTGGTGGATATCTAATATTCAGCTCATCTGCCACTGGTACTCAAACACCACGAACTGACGCCGGTGCAAGGTATAATGCCTCTACAAACACCATTACATCTACATTGAATGGCACCGCAACTCGCGTAAGCGAGGATCTAACAGCAGGTACCGATCTAGTTTCTACAGGTGTTTATAATGGCTCTACAGCTCGCACCTTCAATGTGCAGAGTGACACAGCCAACTCTGGAAATCGTATTGTTAAGCGTGATGCCTCTGGTAACTTTAGTGCCGGCACTATTACTGCTACCTTGAGTGGTAACGCATCTACTGCAACTACTGCCTCCACAGCAAACGCACTCAACACAAGCAACAACTACCGCGTTCGGTCTTTAGGTGTAAACACCAATGCCTCTGGTACAGCCGGAGAGATCCGTGCAACTAACGATATCACCGCATTTTTCTCTGACATTCGCCTCAAGCACAATCTTAAGAAAATTGAAAGACCTCTTGAGAAAGTCTGTGCTATCAGTGGTGTAACTTATGAGCCAAATGAGCTAGCGGTGAGTCATGGCTTCCAGCAGGAAGAAATGGTCGGAGTCATTGCTCAGGAAATTGAAGCAGTTCTACCACAGGCTGTCAAGCCTGCTCCATTCGACACTGACTTTGATGAAGATGGCAATCCATTCTCTATCAGTGGAGAGAACTACAAAACTGTTAAATATGAGAAGCTGGTTCCTCTCCTAATCGAGGCAATCAAGGAACTTAAGGCAGAGGTGGATGATCTAAGGAGCCAGCTCTGATGGCACTCCCAAGTTCTGGCTCTCTATCTTTCTCTCAAATTCGTAATGAATTTGATGGTAATAATCCCGTGCGGCTTAGTCAGTACTACCGCAACGGTGGAAGAGTTCCTGATGCCCCACAAAATACACCCATTCCAACTAGTGGTGCAGTCAAAGTCTCGCAGTATTATGGTGCAACTAATGCAATTGTAGCTACTGTAACTTCAAATACCAATAACCTTAATGTCGCTAGTCTTTTTGGCTCTAATTGGACTGTAAATATTCCAAAGATACTTATTATTAACAGTGGTGTCCAGATTGGCTCTACATCGCAGGGTGCCGACGCTCTAGTCATCCCAAATACACTTGTAGGTCAGCTAACTATCGAGAACAACGGTTCAATCCGTGGTGCTGGTGGTAATGGTGGCGTTGGTGGTAATGCTGTACGCACAAGCTCCCCTATCACAATTACCAACAATGGTCAGATCTACTCTGGTGGTGGTGCTGGTGGTAGGGGTGGTACCGGTGGTGCTGGAACCGTGGGCTGTCAGGTTCCCAGTACATGCTGTAGCACTAACCCAGGATTCTGCGCACCTCGCTGTAACGGTCCCAATACCTGTAACCTAGGTCTATGTAATGAAAGGGGTCAGACATCCTGCTGCTGTGGTCCAAACTGCTTCAATGTCTGCTGTGCACCGTTAACATCCTGTAGTCCCTGTACGAAGCCTGGCTCTTGCCCCGCATCTGGCGGTGCCGGCGGCGCTGGCGGTACTGGTCAAGGATACACGGTCCCCGGTCCTGCCACCAATGGATCTCCTGGTTCTGGTGCTAGTGGTAATGCTGGTGCTGGTGGTACTGGTGGTAGAGGTGGTGACTTCGGTAATGCCGGCTCACCCGGCTCCCCTGGCTTCAACGGTGGAAGTGGTGGTGGATCTACAGGTCAGCCCGGCTTCGCTGCTGGCTTCTATATTGTTGGTAATAATAGGGTCACATGGGACAGACTTGGCACTGTTCGGGGCAGAGTTGCTGCATAAATAAATTGCTGGTATAATAGAAAAAACTTTTATATTATGGATTATATTATCCAAGAAGTGATGCCCGGACAGATTGTTGTCCAGTATGCAGACGACTCTCGTGCAATTGTCGGCGTATCTTCCATAAACACACCTGAGGAGATTGATGATCTAGTTTCATACTATGATCCAGACTTCATGCCAGATCCTATAACAGAAACAAACCCCAATGTTTCTATTGGAGAGCAAAGAACATCTAAGAGACTTCCCGAAGAAGTATTTGAAACTTTTACCATTGAAACACCTGAGAGTGAAAATACTCTAGGTACTCAGTACCCAGAGACGGACATCTTTAATCTAAACAACGTAACATTTGCTGCTATTCACTTCCTAAACAAGGGTGATAGTAGTGTAATGGACGCCTTGGCTGACATCTATGATTATGTGTATGACGGTGTAGGTTCAGCACCTCTAGTAGATTACATCGCAGAAGTAAAAGCCAATTTCATTGCTAAACAGAATGGTGAGCTAGAGCCTCTAGATCTATCTACATCATCCGAGGGATCGGATGAAATCTTCAAACTAGCTATGGAGGAACTTGAAAATGAGTGAAGATCCTAAGAAGAGAGCTGCCATCGACAAGATGAAGATGTGCATTCAGTGCCCATACTTCATCAAACTCACAAAACAATGTAGAAAATGTGGCTGCTTCATGCCCGTTAAGGTTCGCCTACCCGGTCAGCATTGCCCTATTGGTAAGTGGTGAATCTTATGCTATAATGGGGACAAACATATTGTCCCCCTATGAGATTTCATATTCTCGGTCTACCACACACCGTATCTAGTAAAGAGTATGTTGCCTGTGCTTACACCCAGAAGGTGGTGAAGTTTGGCAAGATGATGAAAGCTCGTGGGCATGAGATTATTCATTATGGTCACGAGGATAGTGATCTAGTATGCGATGAGCATGTAACCGTAACCACCAATGCCGACTTGGAGAAGGCATATGGTAGTTACGACTGGCGCAAGAACTTCTTTACTTTTAGTACAGGAGATCATGCATATCAGACATTCTATGCAAATGCGATCGAAGAAGTTGGTAAGAGGAAACAGCAACATGACTTTATTTTACCTTTTTGGGGATCAGGCACTCGCCCTGTTTGTGATGCTCACCCTGACCTTATTACAGTAGAGCCTGGTATTGGCTATGCTGGTGGTCATTGGGCTAACTGGAAAGTATTTGAGAGCTATGCAATCATGCATGCCTATCAGGGACTAGAAGCTGTTGGTACCTGTAAGCAGAGCTGGTATGATGTAGTTATCCCAAACTACTTTGACCTAGAAGATTTTCACTACGCACCTGAAGAGAAGGAAGACTATTTCCTATTCCTAGGTCGCGTATACTCTGGTAAGGGTATTGACATTGCCGTACAAGTAACAGAGAAGATTGGTGCCAAGCTAAAGGTAGCTGGTCAGAACCCCGAGAACAGGACTTTCCCCGATCATGTGGAGTTCGTTGGCTATGCTGACACAGAGACCCGTAAGCGCCTTATGAGCCGCGCTAAGGCGTCTTTCGTTGCTTCTACATACTTAGAGCCCTTCGGTGGCGTACAGGTCGAGAACTTGATCTCAGGCACCCCTACGATCACTACAGACTGGGGTGCATTCGTAGAGAATAATCCTCATGGTGTCACTGGCTTCCGTTGCCGCACCTTTGGTGACTTTGTTGATGCAGCTAAGCGCATTGATGAGATTGACCCAGCAGTCTGTCGTAAGTTTGGTGAGCAGTTCTCTCTAGAGAATGTAGCTCCACGCTATGAGAAGTTCTTCCAAGATATCCTAAATGTATATACAGGTGAAGGTTGGTATAAGCTATGAGAATAGGATTTTTTACATATCGTGAGTGGGCATTTGGAGCAATCCATGATGCCCTCTGCAAAGAGCTTTATAAACACGGCATTTATGCCCATATCATTGACTGGGAAAGGCAGTATACTTCTGATGAGTTTGCTTGCTTTTCTGAGTTATTTGATTACTTCTGCACAGTTCCAGGCAATGCTGTTCCCTGCCTCAATAGCTACGGTGTTCCAAATGAGAGGATCATTGCAGTAGCTCATGGTCGTTATGATGTTCAGGCTGGCATTCAACACAACAATGCTTTTGATCAATTCAGGACTTGGGGTGGAGTAAGTCCCGACCTAGCAGAATACGCTAAGATACATGGTGTCGGTAGAGAGATGAAGATTGCCAAGAATGGCATTCACTTCGATAACTTCTATACAGAGCCATCCAAAGAGTTGAGGACTATTGGTTATGGCGGCGCTCTAGAGTATAAGAACCACCTAGATGGAAACAAGGATCTTAAGAGAGGATACCTTGTCAAGAGAGTTGCAGACGGCATCCGGTTGCCAATCAACCTACTGAGCCGCCGCCACTACCTAGCGATGCCTTCCTATTACAAGACGGTAGATGCTATAATGGTATCCTCAACCGAGGAAAGCTGTGGTCTCCCTCTCATGGAAGCTGCAGCTGCTGGTAGATTGCCAATCTCCACCTATGTTGGTGTAACTCGCGACTATGAGAACACGCCAAACATCACGCTCCCCTTTGCTGAGGAAGAGTTTATCTCTAGTGGTGTGGCTGCTCTTGATGCATTATCTAGAGATAGTGATGGATTCTCTGCCAAGTGTAAAGAAGCTCAAGAGTTTGCTCGTGAGCATTATGATTGGTCTGTTCGTATTGAAGACTGGGTAAAACTATTAACTGAGTAAAATGCTTCCTAATCTTATTCAAACTATTGATGTTCTAACCAAGGAAGAAGTAGATTATGTCCTATCTCTGCTAGATCCCGATTGGTATGAGCCTACTACTGTATTTGGTATGAGTGGTTGTGAGGTAAACCGAGATATCCGCACAAACTACAGAATCTGTCTATCTGATGAGAGTACCGCCGCCAAGATTATGCATGAGGGCATGAACAAGGCTCTACTTAAGTATAGGGAGGAGATTGGTCACATCAATGGACAGTTTCTAACATATCCAGTTCCCGGTTCTTATCGCACAAATTGCTATCGTGAGCCAATCCAGGTTCTTCGCTACCAAGAGGGTGAGTTCTACAATTGGCATTCGGATACTGCATCCGACTGTCGCGTCAAGGAGTATCATAGAGCAATCTCTGTTGTATTATACTTGACTGAAGACTTTGAAGGTGGTCGCACTGAGTT